GTTCGTTGCCTCTTGTCCTTGTAGTTTATTTAACTCACTCTGAATTGATTTCTGCTCTTTTGAAGCAGCGTTTATTTGAGTTCTTAAATTTAAAATATTTTTCCACCCTAACTGCTGTGCATCTATGGCAGCAACGTCTGCTGGATCTACAGTAGGTGTTGAAGCTCCTCCGGCTGGTGGTGTTGGGTTTGGTGGCATACTATTTTAACTTGTTATGTAAATAAATAGCTATTTTTTGGATTTTGCCTTAGATGTATAGGTTGGCTGAGGAGGCATATTTCCGTCCCTGTTTTGTATTCCTGGTTTTTGAATTAATGGCTTGTTAGCTGTAACAGTTTGAGACTGTTCCTTTGCTGCACGTACTACGTCTAGATGCTCATTGATAAACTTAATATTTAAACGTCTCTCTGATATAGGCATGTCCATTACTTCAGACCACGAGAAGCCCCCTCCCCCGTGATACGTGAGCTCGAAGACTTCTCGTTTGTATATTGGTCTATACTCAGTTCCTGGGAAAAAAAAAGTCTGCCGTTAGTGGCAAATCGGTTCTAACCTCCTTTCCGCTTGAGAGTGTGAAATCGACTGTTAAGTCTATGTCTGGAGTTACACTATTAATCTTTGCTCTTAGTGCACTGGAGTCTTTTGCAAGTAAATAGTTATCTACAAAATCTCTTATTGTTTTAGATTCGTAATCGTTATTTACTGAAGTGATTTGATACTTTAACTTTGTAGTTAATTCACCTGCATGTATGCTGGCTTTCTTTAAACCTTTGATCTCTTGATCAATTTTCTTTTCTTCACCTACTGTAAGTAATTTGAAAGTAACAGTATTCTTTGAGTGAGGTAATTCGAAAGTGAATTCGTTTTTATTTTGAAAGTCCTTATCATCTATTTCCTTATCTTTCAAGTCCTGTAGATCAATCGTGATTTGCTCTTTTGATTCTGTCTCATTATCCACATACTCAAAAGTGTAAGTCGCTCCATAAGCAAGTATTCGTGCAGCTATTAACAATCCGTTACGATCACCTAATAATAGATCTTCATAGTTGATTGGAGATTTAATGACCGACTGTAGTACTTTCTCAACAGCTATCCCTTGTCTAAGTAGATTCGGATTCGTTAAGATATCCTCTTCTCTAGCTGTCATGTACTTCATTTCAATTGTGCCTGAAGAGAGTGGGCTTTCGAGGTCGTATAGCTTTCCTTTTGATGCTAACGTAATGGTTTCCGTTGGAAACGTAAATTTTTCTGCCATAATCTTAATTTTATAAACTTTCTTATAAATATATACGAATTGAGTTTTAGGTATAAAAAAACCTCCATATTTCTATGAAGGCTCTTAAAATATATTTCTCGATTAGTAGTTTAGGATACAATAATCCATTCCTATTGTCAATTCAATTGTTATTGCATCTTGGTTAGACCAATCATATGCTCCGAAGTTAGCTTGCTTAACAAAAGCACCTTTAATGATCCACTCACTTACTACATCACCTACTGGACCTAATATTGATAGGTTCAAGTCTTTTTTGTAGAAATCGGAGTAACCATCACGTCCTGTTACAGACTCATGCGATAAACGAATCCATTCCATACAAACCTGCTGGCCTGATGGAGAGATTGGATTATATAAACTTAAAGTCATATCTTGCCACTCTGCTTTACCTTTAATCTTACGGTAAACATTCATGTGGTCAATCTTGATTTCATTTAAGTTCACGTTAGGTGCAGAAGCAGCCTTAATCATGAATGATGGAATACCATCTATATACATTATGAAACGGTTCTGGACTGTAGGTTCAAAGGCCGTAAACATTATCTCATTTGGATCCAATACTGGCATAGTAATTCTTTTTTAATAAATAGTACTCTTGTTATGTTTTTTATTAGTCCTCCGACTCTTCTTTTTCTGCTACCTCTCTTGCTAGACCTTTAAATATAGATGCTAGCTGGGTTGGTGTTACCTTAGGGTACTTTTTAAATATTAGAGCAGTTACTTCGTCGTACAAGGTAGCTGGTATTTCAGAGTCATTGGGTTCTTCTTCTCTTAGCCCTTTGATAGCTGCTGTTCCATGAAAACTTTTATTCATATCATCTAAAGACGTTGTTGAAGTTGAACTTGGTACTTGTGGTGCTTGTTCCTCCATCTTCACTGCCTTCTTCTTACCCATCATCTTATCAGTCATCTTCTGAGCAGGGGACTTTCCCCCTGCTTCAGCTAAGATTTCTTTTGCGATTGATTCGAATAATGCTTTCGATCCGTAGATCCTTACTTTCGTATTATTATTCATTCTAATCTTTTAATTTATTGTGCGAAAGTAGCACCAGTTGGTAATACGTTGAAGTCTAATTGAATAAACTCAGCAGTTCTAGTTGGTTGTAAGTATACCGCACCTACCAAAATGTTTCTATCGATTACATCAGGAGTATTGTTGGTATCATCCATTACCACTCTAAAGGCATATAAGCCTTGTTTTTGCTGTACAAACTCTAAGTAAGGATTTACCTGGCTTAGGAATTTGTTACGTGTTACGGCGGTGTTCTGTTCGAATACTAACGTTTCTGCAATGTTACCAATGTATCTTTTCAAAGCAATCAATAATCTACGTACATTTACTCTGTCTAAAGCAGACGCTCTAGCTTGTAATGTCTTTTGACCGTATACTACTGTACCTACTCCTGGGAATGTTGCGATTGGATTTACTTTACCAGAATACAATAAGTTTCTTTGGCCTACTGTTAATCTTCTTTCTGGTTGTAATACTGTTGGTAAACCGCCTCTGTTAATACCTGCAGGTGCAAACCACTCAGCAGATACTTTATCATTGTACTCGTATACTGCAGGAACAATTGCTGATGCAGGAACGTATACTAATTTTCCAGTTTCTGGTGATCTTAATTCTACCCATGGCCAGTATGTTGCACCGTATGAGTTATCGTATCCTTGGGCTTGTGCTATTGTAGTTGTAATGCTTTGACCATATCCAACCGTATCAACTACTGCTATTGCATCACCACGATCTTGTGTATTGCTTAGTAATGTACTGATTTGACTTGATGCATTTTGTGAGGTTAGACCTGGTACAAATATTACATTATAGTCGTAGTCATCTTTATTTTTCAATAAGTTCAATGCTGCATCGTAGTCAGAAGCACGTAAACCTTGTGTATTCCTTACGTCAGCATCGGCAGTCGTTGTTGGGATATTTTCATACATATTCAAAGCTGCAGTAGCCTTGTTGGTAGTTGAAGATAAGCATCCAAATAATGGACCTGTTGCATTCTTAAATGCTCCACTATAAGAACCGCTGCCACGTATTGGTAAAGATCCTGTGTAATATGCGTATGGTTGACCTTGTGGATTTAGATATCCAGGTGTTGGCATGTATACGTTGCTAATTCTTACATAGTTTGATGCGTTACGATAGTTTCCAGTAGTCTGTAGGTAACTGCTACCAAATTCATCTGTTAACAATGTTTGTTTTTGATCACCAATTACGTAGCTAATATAGTTTCCTTGATTTGGATCTAGGGAGATGTTAGACCATGTTTCTAAAATAGTTTTACTATTTTGATAGTCATCGCCTCTTCTAATCAATAGAGTAAACAATCCTGATCCGGAATCAACTTGTGAAATTTCCCATCTAATGTTAGATGCAGATCCTGATGGTAGTATGCCGTTTACTGCATTTGCTGCATTGGCGTCGTTATTTAATTGTGCACCAACACTCAAAGTTTCAAGTTCAAATGACGGAAAACCAATACCACCCTGGGTTGGAATCGGAGTTGATACGGCAGGAGTATATGAACCAGAAGTTACTCTTGTTACCAATAGTGAATTACCACCTTGTTGGAAGTAGTTGTACGCTGCTAACGAAGTTAAATACTCGTAGTTAAGACCTCCTGATAAGAAGGTAGTACCAAATACAGCTTTATACTGAGAGTAGGATGTAACTACAGTTGGTATATTCTGAGGACCTACCACAGTTGGACCTACGAGGGCTGCGCCTACTGTTACTGGTCCCTGAGTTATTTGCGATTGGTCGTTTTCTCTTAGGAATACGCCTGGTGATATGAGTGCTTCTGCCATTTTATTGTTTTATTTCTAATAATAAATATCTAGTGCTACTAGCAAAACCGATCCTACTGCCTTGGTTGAATCTCACCTGTTTCAAGGTTGATTACTCCATCACCATAAATATCGCTAAAGTTAGCTAGTAATCCTTGTTCTTTTACTTTTACAGTCTTAACAGCCTCTGTTAATTTCTCCTTATCTAAATCTAGAAGGATCTGTTGGTATCCTAATTCACCCAGTGTTGATGCCAGTTGTAGGATTTCTTGTCTGATGTCTTTTAATTGTTGTAACTCTTCCTGTGTTAGGGACTTGCTCATAAACGTTTTTATTTTTATTTGTTATTAATTTATTAGGAACCAATTCACTGTTGATGTATCTCCTGCGTAAGAGGATGTTATACCGAACTTACTACCTGCTATAATTGATGTAGACGGTACGTATAATGAACCACTACCACCTCCACCTGCGTAGTTATTGTAACTTACAAACACTTTACTATTTGCTGTTACTGCAGTTGTACTTACTGCTATCTTTCCTGCTACCATTGGTAAACTTGTACCTACGATATCATTTGTTGAACCTGATGCTATTAAGAAAGATCCAGTTACGGTTAAACTATTTGTGTAGTTACCTGAACCACTTACATCTAATGTGTACTTTGGCGTAACTATGTTGATACCCACTTTACCGATTCCATACTGTGATCCTGAGGATGGGTTACCACCTATAGTTCCATAAGACCCTGTGGCAAAAATAATACCTCCTAAGTTGATCGAATCCCTTGCTCCGTCTGGTAATGTAATATTTGTACCAACAATGACGTTATTGGATTTAATACCTAATGCTCCACCTGCTGCATTGTAGCTTACATTATACCCTATTAAGGTTGAATAGCTTGCACTTGTTGCAGCCTGTCCTGCAAAGTATCCTAAAAAGTTTGAATTATGTGCATTAGTAGCGTTTGCACCAGTTCCTCTACCGATAAAATTTGATTGGCTTGCATTAGTTGCTAAAGCGCCAGCACTATTTCCTAAAAAGTTTGAGTTGTTTGCATTTGTTGCACTCTGGCCTGGAGTATATCCTATGAAATTTGAGCGATCGGCATTTGTCCAGCTTGTCCTGCGAGATATCCTATAAAATTTGAGCCAATGGTGGCTGTTGCATTTTGCCCTGCACTATCTCCTAAAAATATACCATTGGTAGTAGTAAAGCCTAATGTTGCAGGATTAGTTGAGTATAAAGATGATCCACTTGTTTGAATGGATCCTACATTAGTTAATCCACTTCCATCTCCTTTAAAAGATCCTGTAATAGATGTTGCAGTTAATCCTCCAACAAT